ATAGTAGGAAAATCCTTACCAGTATATTTAATATCTTTGCTTATTTTTTTATTTATTGATGCCATGTCTTTCCTACATATTCATTACTGTTACACTACCATCTGAGCCGAACTTAAAAGTTACTGATTTAAACTCTGTGATATCATCAACTACACTAAAGTTTAACTCTACTACTACTTTATATTGATCTATATTTTCTATATCACGGTTAACTTTTACAGGTCCTAATTTTACATACGGTAGCCAAAATTTAACTGCATCCATTATCTCAGTACGGATCATAGAAGTTAAATCTCGAGTATTAGGTTCAAATAAAAATCTTCTTAAATTAGTACCAAACTGAGGTTGCATGATCCGTTCTCCTTTATTAGTTAATAAAAGATTAACTATATTAGTTTTAGCTTGATCTAGAGTTGTATAATTTAATTTTAAATTAGATCTCCCTGAACCAAACGGTAACGCTATCCCTATACCAATATCATCTCTACCGAACAAATTTGCCATTTTTTACTTTTTAAACTTTTTTACTAACTCAGAATAATCTCTAGTTAGTGCTTTTGCTACTCCAGGATCAACTTCAGTAGCATGATTAACTCCACCTGCTACATTAGTTTTAGGCATCATTTCCTGTATGGATGGTGTTCCTGAAGGATCCATATCTCCATATCCCATTTTAGCTGCTAATGATGCTCTATCAAAACCTTGTGCTGAATCTGCAGTGTAGGATTGATTGTTCATAGTTGGATACTCTTGATTACCAGCCGCTATCTCTCCAGCAGTTTCATTAAGTATAGCATTTAAAGTAGCATTTTTAGTGTACTGCTTTAAAGCTTTAGGTTTAGGTTTACGAGCTACTCGCTCAATACCATCTTGAAGACCTAATGCATGCTTTAATCCTTTTTTGAATTCCTTCTTTGTAACTTGTGCTTTTGGTGCTTTACGCTCGTTTAATAGAGTACGTACTTCTTTACGAACCTCTTCACGAACAATTTTTCTTATAACTTGTGCTAATTTGTTTGTTGACATGTTTTTCCTCTAAATATACTTTATCATATATAAATATAACTATTACTAAATTGTCGGTTAAAAACCTCTATGATACTCCCATCCACGGCACAGGTGTAGGTACTGGTCCTGCAGGTGTTGGTACTAGCCCAGTATATAATCCTGATATCATGGTTAAATGTTGTGTAAATCCTGATACTAAAATAGTTGCTATTAGTGAGCATTGGTTCGAATGAAATGCATCGTTTATAGTTGATGCTAATGCTGGTATAGCTCCAAGTCCTGGATCTAATTGTGTTACTCCAGGCGCTGGTGCTATCGTTGGAGGGTGAGGTGGTACTGGTTGGTACTGTACAGCTGCCCATGCATTTACAGTAGCAGTAGCTGCTGGTAGCCAACCTGGAACCCCGATATCTATACCTTCAGGTGGTACTTTAGCCTGATTAAATACTTGAGCAAATGAAGCTTTCCATCCACTCTCCATAGTTGCTTTTACCCAACCACTAGCTACTAGATTATTATAAGGTATAATACCAGCTGTAGTAATTGCTAGCTCATACTCGTCAGCTATTTTTTTAGCAGTTGGTGCACCAGCTTGTTGCCAATCTTCATCTGTATCACCTTTTGCGAAACCGCAAAACCATGAGTTCATAGCTGCTGTAAATCCTGGCCAATTAGCTGGCATATACTATCTCCTTACTATCCGTTTCTTTGTACCCAAACCGTATCACTATAACTGGTAGCTAGGGTTGATTTTAATGTTGCAACATCTGCTTGATGTGCTGCATATTGTGGTGCCTGTATTGGTGGCCCTGATGGACCTGCTGGTGTTGGGTGTATTTCTGACTGTAATGTTGTTAACCATGCATCAAGGATATCACATAAAGTACTTTTCCATAAATCATCCTCATCTCCTAATACAAGAGGGTGCCCTTTTGTAGCTTGAGTTGCACCGACTCCTCCATCATCTTCTGATTGTTGAGACTTACCTAAATATATCAGAGGAGCTTCTATTTCTAATTTTTCAGTTGCATTTAAGTAAATGGATGGAGTATCAACTAAAAATTCACTACCTGCATCAAATGTCATATCAGTTTCTGTAGTTAATCCAATTCCCCCTCCTCCAAAAATATATGTACCAGCTTCCCTACTATTAAATACTAATCTATTTGAGGTTAATAATATCTGACCTTGACGTTCACCCTCTGCATCTATTAAGTCATCAGTTGTCGGGGCTGTTAAGTCTTCACCTACTGTATTTTCTCCTGCTTCAAAAGATAGTGCATCGTATTTAGTAGACCCAAAAGTTAAAGGTATTGTTTGACCTTTAGTCATCCAGATTGTACCAGCTGCTGTATCCGGATTCTCTATTACATGCTCCCCACCATCTTCTAAATCTTGATCTTGACCGTTACGAATTATAATTAAAGGTTCGGCTGGGTCATTAGTAGATGGGTCAGACCATAAATTAGGTACATCAGGGTCTACTACTGCTGAACCAAATCGTATAGAATGACCAAATCTACCTTCAATAGTAAAATCTCCTTCGTAAGGCTGTATTGGTCTAATACGTGGCTGTTCTTTAAATGTTCTACCGAACTCTATATCACTACCCTCATCTCCTGATATATTAGGATTACCAAATCCTACTTCTTTATACTCAGCTATCTTATCCTTATCCGCTGAGGATATATCAGGTTCAGGTATACTTAGAAATGGTATAGCGTTATGGTGTACTGATCCCCAAATATTTAGTATATCATGGTAATACATTTGAGTACTATCAGGTTGATCAACTGAGTTTTTTTCGCAATATTCTGAAATTAGTACTATCTCGTGAATAAGCGGGTATTGCTTAACATTACGAGTCAATGGTACTGCCCAGCTTAATTTATCTAAATCTTCTACATTAGCATCACTAAATATACGTCTAACTTGAATACAACCAATTTGCTCTTCAGGGTCAGGTATAGTAGAGTCGTAATTAGGGTGTGAAGAGTTAAGTACTATATCTACTACTTCAGCCGGCTCAGTATGATAGGTATCAACTTTAAGATTCTGTTGAAAATCGAGGTCATGCTGAGTAACTGGAGCTGCTGGCCCATATGGGCGATAACTTTTACCTTTGTTATTCTTTACTTTTGAGTATCCGGCCATTTTCTACACCCTTAATCTTATCATCTATATTAGCGTTATTTTTTTCAATAGCGTTTAGCTCTTCAAGTAGCTGTGCTTTTTCTTCTTCTGAAATACCAAAATCGCTCTCACCTTGACCGTTATTACCAATAAGTCGTTGAACTACTGCTAGAAGTTTAGCTAATTGATCATCATTTTTTACACTAACTTCTAAATAATCCTTTATTAATGGTACTATAATAGTAGCATCACCTATGTTTTGAACAAACGGCTTTAATTCAGATATTAATAAATTTATCTGAGACTCCTTCTTCTTGGATGCACCATATAAATCTTTAGCAATATCTGAAAAGCTTTTTCCTTTAAATATTTCACTATCTTTATCCATATATAATAATTAGAAATATTTAGAATTTTGTTTACTGGAACTTGCTATAGTATTATCAAGTCGACCAGTTTTTTGATAATCTTCCCACATTTCACGATATATACGACGCATTTGATTAACTACTTTAGTTATATATTGAGTTTTAACATCAGCCATTTCTCGGATCATAATATATAATGCTTTTTTATTATATATTTCTATATTTTCTCTGCGCCTGAATAACTCAGCTATAGCAGCTGCTACACGTATATCCTTTTTTCTAGTAAATATAGTGTTAAGATTTGCATCCCAATACTCAACCATTAAGTCAGTAAAATCCTTTCGTGCTTCTTTAATATCTTCACGAACTATTTCATTAGTAATATTACGCTTAACATCAATAGCATCTACAGAAGTACGCTGCTTCATTTTTTTATAATTTTCGTTGTTATTATAAATTAAATAATTTTTAGCAACTATACTAAAATAAGAATAAGCTTTTGAACCTTTAGTTGGATCATACTTATCAATTTTCTCTATAAGATAAGCAACTACTTCAGCTTGTACGTCAACATAAGGATCGTCGAAGCAGTAAAATTTAAAGGTATGAATAATATTTTCTGTAAGCTTCATGAACGGTTTATGTATATGTTGAGAATAAACCTTATTACGCAAAAAATAATCAGGTTCATTATTATAAGCTATAATAGCGCGTTCATTTTCTTCGTGAAAATACCCTCTCCGTTTTTTTGCTTTTGTTACCTTACGTTCTGTTTCGAACTCATCGTACCATTCATAAAATTCCTGTACTGGTGATAAGCTAGCGCTTACTTGATTTATCATCCTCTTCTCCGAGTGTGTCTAATTTTTGTATAATTGATTTGAGCTCTTTAAAAAAGTAACCTACTTCATCATCTGATGAAAAAGAGCCTTTATTATCTATCTTTTTAATCTCTCTATTCATATCAGTAATTGTCTTTGAGAACTCTTTTACCCATGTTTCTAGGTTTTCTATATACTCCTCACCCTGCTCATATTTACGTAGCAGGTTATGTATAATATACAGAGTGATAGCAAGAGCTAGCGTAAGTATTATAATTGTTATTATCATCCGAATAACTCATCAAATAATTTACTAGCATCTGAACCTGTATTCAGCTGTGACTTTGGAGAAGGTTTCTTTTTAGGTGTAGGTTTAGGAGCTGATGAAGGCTTCTTAACTACATGATCCATCATTTTATCTTTAGGAACATCTGTTAATGTTCTAGTACCTTGTAGTCCATTCTCACCATATTTCCATCTCTCCCACTCTACTCTCGAAGCTATCATATCAGCTTGATGGAGTATTAATGGTAGGTTAGAACGTAGTCTTGAATCTGGATTAAAGCTAACTAGATAGGGTTTATTAGCTTCCTCATACATACCATCATGTATTCTAATACCTAAAAACTCATTCCAAGAATACTTAATACCAAAATGTTGTAATAAGAATAAGCTCCTATCAGGTACTAAGCTGAATTCAGTTTTAGGATTAACAGTATAAAGAGCACCTTGATTCTTTCTATGCCACTCAGATTCGTTAGGTATGTATGTATCATTTTCTAAATCACCAACCTTACCTAAGTCATGGTTTAATGCGGCAAACATAAGCTCTTCAACTGAGTAATTATCTGTGTAAGCACCTTGCATCATCCATGAGTTGTAAAGATCAAATGCGCAATCCATAACACGTAATACGTGATCTACATACCCTCCTGCGAAACAGTTATGATAATGTTCTCTCGAGCTTGCTGGAGCAAACATCATCCTGTCTGCAAAATGATTATACATCTCCAGAAGCTTCTCTTGACGCTCTCCTGTGAATTGGTGATTAATACGACCTATTAAGTCATCCCAATTTCCTTTAATTTGTTGTTCGTTTAATTTCATATTAATATATTAATGTATTATTCCGTCAATGACACCCAACTTTTGAGCATCTTTAGAAGATAAATATAAATCTGTCTTTGTTTGCTCAGACCAGAATTTTTTATCTTTAATAGTTTTTTCTCCTAGAATAGCATTAGCCATATCCTCTAGATGAGCGTTATATTTATGAGCTGCTTTAAGATCAGATGATTTACCAGCTTGCATAGATGAGCCTTCATGTATCATAATTGTAGATCTCTTACTCGCTAGACGTTTACCAGTACCACAAGCCAATATCATAGCTGCTGCACTCATCGCTTTCCCTCTACATATAGTATTAACTTTAATATCGCTATTTCTTTCTAAACTCTCTATGTAGTCTATAATACCAAACATCTCATATACATCACCACCTACTGAATCTATTATAACATTAATGGGTGAAGAATCACCCTCTTCCCTATTCTTAATAATAGCACGACATCTAACCATAAAATCGTATAAGCCAAAATCTTCTATTTCACCTACTATATAGACTACACTATCCTCTACATCAACTGCAAATTCAATCTCTTTATATAGATGTTTTTTTTCTAAATCATCTTCATAATAAACTTCCTCTTCAGTTGTATTAGTCTTTACTTGCTCTTCATCGTAATTTCCGTATATATCTCGTGCCATAATTATCCTTTTAATATTTGTTTTAATTTATCAAATGGCTTCGTCTTACCTTCAAAAGCCTCTTCAACACTTATACTATCATAACCGAGTGCACAAGCTAGACGCTTACATACTCTTTTAAAGTCATGTATGTCTACATTTTCATTAACATCTAATTCAACCTTCTGAATTTCTTTAGAGTATGTACCACGGGTGTATATTAGTTTATCCATAATGTATAATATACGAAAAATAAATTTAAGATCAAACTAATCTAATTTTTAATTTACGACTAATTTTTTTAATTTGAGATTCAATAGATTTTTTATCTTTTTTAAGAGAAGCTTTTTTTAACTGTTTTTTGAGATCATATAACTCTGCCATTAACGAACGTTTTACAGCTTCACGCTCTCGTTTAGTTAATCGCTTTTTAGTTTTTTTAGATTCTATAATTGTGGCTGGAAGTGTACCTTTTAATTTAGGTTGTTCAGTACCTTTATGAAACACGTTACCCTCTCTATCAACAAACTCGTTCATCCATTGCCAACCCTTAGGTCTACCTGTCGGTTTATATCTTGGAGTAAATTTAGGTGGTTCAGTAATTCGATTTACACATTTATGGCAAAGAGTAGCAGTAGTATCTATATTTACTTTAACCCACTCTCCACAAAACCTACCTGACCAGTATTTACCACCCTCAATACTGTTACGGCATATCATCCATCGCTCACCATTCTCAATATAACTTTTGTAGACTGTTGTATTCTTCTTTGCCATATAATTAAATATACGAAAAAAAAATTAGTTAACCAACTTACCCTCTATATTTGTAACTTTTTTTAACTCGAGCTATCGGGGGCGGGCGCTTAACTACTCGTTTTTTAGATTTATTTTTCTTAGATTCAACCATACCAATTAACTTTTCTTTATCAGTTTTCTCTACTTCACCATGATATAATTCGTGCTCTGATTCGTTACCTTCTATAGGAGTATCAACGCTCTCCTTAACTTCCTCTTGTTTAGCTTCTAATAACTCTTCTTCTTCTAGAACATCAATCCAAGCATCTAAACCATTCTGCACCTTCGCAGTACCTAATATTTTTTCATTAGTTTTTATAGCAGTCTCTAAATCATCTACTACTAAATCTTTTTTTTCTATTTTAATACTTTCTGTTATACTAGATTTTATTTTATCTTGATTTGCTTTAACTCTTTGTTTTAATTCTGGGGAAGGTTCATTCCACTCTGCAGGTATAGGGTATGGTTTGTTAAATTCCATTCCTTCAGGTACTGACAATACTATATCAGAATCTCTACCTCTTACTTGAGCGAACGCCATGTTAGCTGCAACTACTAGTGCTATAGCTAAAGGATCAAATACAAATATTATAAGTAATAAGAACCAGTTAACAACTCTATTCATAGGTTGACCGGTAGTTTCTGCTAGATATTTAAGTGGACCTAATTCACTCTCCGCTTCATTAGATATCTCTTTATCTAGTAATGATACATCAGTTTTATTAATTGAATCCATTACAGCTTCAATTTTTATATTAATATCATTTCTATTTGTTGTAGCAGTTGATAATTCACTTTGTAACGCTCTACGAGCTGATGAAGAGGATGTTGTAATTAACTGACCTGATTCTTTATCTATGTATTGTACCTGAGCTGGATTAGATAAAGCTATCCTTAAATCTGAAATTGATTTAGTTAAACTAGCCTTTTCTATCTTAAGATCTTGCTTCTGCTCTTCATACCTAACCTGCTTTTGATTTAAAATCATTAACGATTTATCTAGTAGTTCTGATTGATTTGCAGTTGATTGGTATGCTCCAGATAGAAATCCATATATACCTCCTGATGTTATTAATATTAAAACAAAGCATGCAATTGAAAGGTAAGCTCTTAAGCCTTTATTAATAGTATCCCAGTATTGGTAAAGCAGTGACGCTACCACAAGTTTAGCGAACTCGAGTGAACCTGCCATAATCATAACTTGAAAGCTAGCTCCTGCAAATAGTTTACTTAAACCATAAACAGAATAGAATGCTGCTGAACCTGAAACAGCTAGTGCACTTAACGCTATTAATAGTGGAAACAGCTGTTTACGCATTACTATCCTTCTAGTTCAGTAAAATTAACTATTTGTTTATTTATTGATTGTAACTTATTTATAATACCTACAGCTTCTGCTTTAGATATAGCATTAGATTCTAACCCTCTCTTTAATGTTTCAAGAAGATTAGATATAGCTTCGGCTCTATTTTGTACTTGATCTTTATATTTCATATATATATCTTTATTATAATTATCTATTATATATTATTTTTATTAATTATTATTATATTTAATTATTATTACTATTATTATATTATAAATTATAGAATATAATTAAAAAATATCGTAAAGGCAACTGTTTTACAGTATTTCTGCAGTTTTTATTTGTTCACAGAAGAGAAACATACCATTCTTCTGAAATACCTTCTCAACACTACTACAGTTATCACGTAGATACTCTACCCAGACACGTATCATTGCATTAACATCATCAGAATTAATGCCATGCGATCTCGGTGACATTTGGTGCTGAGGTATAGCTCTATGTATTACCCAATACTCATTATCGTATTGTAAAACTTTTTTTTTCATAATGTAAGGTTTATTGACTTGCGGGCCAGCTTTTTAGTTTTTTTCTATAACCTTTTTTACATTCTTGTCTATACCATATTTGTTTCGTATCCAGGCTCGTTCATGAAAATAATATAAAATCATTTTAGTGATTATTTCCAATCCACTCACAGTTAATCCAGCAGTAATACTACCTGTCACTAACCAAGTTAATAATAGTGTATCCAAGCTGGCAATTGTTCTCCAACTCAGAGTCTTTAATAAACTTCTCTTTTTACTAGCAAACATCATCATATAAACTCTATGTAATAGCTATAGTTTTAGGTTTAGCTTCTTCTGCAAGTGGTGCAGATAAATGAAGTAAACCATTTTCTAGTTTCGCTTCCAACTGACCTAAGTCAAACCTTCTGCTTATTCTCCATCCAAAGTTAAATGCTCGTTTAGCAATATTCCTTTGAATGTATTCATTCTCGTTAGAGCTTGAATCCTTCTTGTATTCTACTCGAAGTACATCTCCTTCAATAGTGAGCTCAATGTCTTTGTTTGTTAAACCTACGCACGCAATATCAATATTGAGCCCTTCTTCGGCCTCATATATGTCTACTGGATGGTTTAGTTTGGATGCATCTGCAAATTGATAATCTACATCTGTCTTGAAATAGTCCTTAAATAGGACGTCGAATGGCGATGTGCCGAATGGTGTTAAATTTCCCATAATAAATCTCCTTAGATAATTTTAATTATTAAACATTATTGTTTTAACATAACTTGCTGACCCGCAGTATCAATAAGTTATTTTATATAAATATACGAAAAATAAATTAAACATACAACTTAATAATGAATTATAGGTGTTGTTAGTACACTAGGAACTAATACAATTCCGTTATATATTTGAAATGCTGGATCTGTACAACAGGCTCCTCCTCCTCCAGTCCACCCACCAGTCGTACAATCATCAATTACTAACATGCTAATAGTTAGATTATCAGCAGTACATGTAGGTCCTACTGTTACTTGAAAGCTCATTGTAAATGGTCCTTGGGATGCAGTACCCCAATCAGGGTTAGAAGTATTAACAAATCTCCATCCTGGTCCAAAGTTTAGGCCACCAATAAATGTATGCTGCAAGTCCCATAACCAATTACCAGCTGAACCAGCTGGATTACCTGGTGCAGTTATTGGAGTAAGATTGATCCAACTTGGTGATAAATTAATTTGAAATGCATGAATCCAGTTTATATTAATTCCTGTAAAGTTTCCTAATGTGTATGTAACCGTTACAACATCTCCTGGAGCATAAGGCCCAGTCGGAGTCATGCTACCAATCTGAGTATTAATGCACTGTGAGCTAGCATTTATGTTTAATAATAAACTTAATATGATTAATAATTTTTTCATCTTACCAAAGTTATAGGTCTAATAAACCTATTATTTTTTATAAAAACATTTATAGTATAAACTCCAATAGGGGAGCTTTCAGCTTTCCACGGCTCATTGCTCAGCGACTCAAATATTCTTTGACCCCACCTATTGTATATTGCAATATATTCGATCTCATCAGCTGATTTACCCCTTACTGTGTATTGATCATTTATACCATCCCCGTTAGGAGTAAATGAATTTGGAAAAAATAGAGTAGCGTAAGGGCAAGGATCTATAACGACTTGATATCGAGAAGTATCTCCTTCACATCCAAATCTCATTGTATAAACTGAAATGAAGTACTCTCCTGCAGAGTCAGGCCATTGTATAGTAATAGTATTATCGAACGCAGAAACCACCTGTCCGTTAGAGATCGACCAAAAGTACTCCTTATCAGCATCATACTCTACTTGATAGGATTGCGGTTGTATAACCTCACAATCATTATAGATTTCTTGAGCTAACAGATGAAAGGGTAATAATATCAATACCCACCACCTCATATTAAAAGTGTTGAATCGGACCAGTGATTGGTCCATTGTTTACAGTTACATTTATTGTGGTATTACATCCAGCCATAGAATAGGTTAATACATAATTACCAACACCAGTTGATGGCTGAAAATTACTACCTACTACACCTGTACCTGACCATGTACCTCCTGCAGGACTTCCTACTAATGGTGTAGTTGGATCACCAGGACAAAATGGGCCTATAGTATTACCAGATAGATCTAAAATAAATACATCTAGGAGTTGTGGCGTACCGGGACAACCTGCTGCATTAGATTCTATTACTTCTACCGCATTAGGATAAAGACCAGATACACCTCCCCAGTCTACTGTAATAGAGCTTGTAGTTTGACCTGTTTGTAAGATACCTCCTCCACCTGTTACCGTCCATTGATATGTTGATGTAGGTGTAACTGCAACTAAATACTGTTCACCTGTTGCATTAGCGCATACTGTGTCTGGATTAATTGTTGTTTGTGATATTGCAGATATCGATAATGATACCAACAAGATTGTTAGAAATTTCTTCATATTACTTCTCCTTAAATTATGGTTTTGAAAATATATATGTATATATTAATCTACCGTTAGCATTTTCTTTTTTTCGATAATCACGCAGTATACTACCATGCCGTACCATATGTGTTTTAGCTTTTTTTAATCTAGTCTCATCAGTACAGCTAATACATAATAACCCATTAATGGATGTAGCGCGAACAAGATCATCATCTATACTATCATACACCTCTTGTAATAGAGCAGTTACCTGATCTTCTGACATCATACTCGGTTCAGAGCGAAACTCTTTAGGCATTAACCTGCGCTTACTCATTATACGTGTCATATAGAAATCAACATCTTCTACATCGAGTGATGTAAACCAATTACTAAATTGACGAAGATTATTATTAAAGAGTTCATCTCTATCTTCTTTATGAATTACATCCCATACCATTGATATAATGATACGATTAGATTCATCGAGAGCTTTAACATATGCTCGTTGTTTATCAACCGGTAACTTATCAAACCACTGCTGAAAGCCTTCTTGATATTTAGCTACCGATGATGAGGTCCAAGATCCGCTCATATCAACTTCATTAAAAAATTCTTTACGAACATCGGGACTTCGAGAGTAAGACGAATGGGTAGACATATCATCATTTATTGAGTAATTGTCCATTGATGTATCCTCGTGAGGAGCTCCCCACAGTTCAAGTTTATATAACTTACCGTTACACTTTAACTCTTTAGATACAATTGGTCTACTAATCATAATATTAACCTTATAAAGGTCCACCTCCACCGGGCTTATACGACTTGCCCTGTTAATGCCGTTCGGTTCTGGGGACTTTATTAAGCCGCCATTGCCATTTCAACATGTTCGCCTGTTATGCGTGACCTTCCTTAAATCCTTATCTCAATGTCAAATCCAGTGCACCCCCATATTATATTTAACTACATATAAGTAATATGTAATCTATTGTATCATATGTTTTCACATATAATCGTTGTGGAGGTGGCGGGATTCGAACCCGCGTCCATTTGAGCAGCTAATAAAAGTACTAGCGGTCAGTTTATTGTTTGTTTTACCTTAATTAACTCTGCACACTTCTCGTACTCTTCACGATCTGCATGCTGAAAATACTCTATTACTTCGTTAATAGTGGAAACCCTTCTTGGTTGTTTAAGCATCCAAGTACCTGATGGTAGATCTTGTATATCTACTTCACTAATTAAATACTCGTAAGTATTGTTCATAGCAGCTTCAAGCAGCTCTAGATCTTCAGCTGAATCACCAAATGTTTCTATTGGTTCACTAAATCCTTCCATGTCAACAGCCGCCTTTGCAGTGAGCTGCTCTAGGAATCATAAATCTTTTTATCATATCTATTCCCTTTATAATAATTAGTAATAGTTTAATCAAATAATTGTTTAATTTGCTTATGTTTTTTATAGAGTGTATTCATAGTTTTAAGATCCTCTGTATCTACTAAATTAGAAGCATTAATCTTAAACACTGTATCAGTTACAAACATTCTATCAGCTCGATACTCTTCTGTATCAAAGTTCTTTTTATCTTCAGTATTAGATATATTAAGTATAATTAATGTTTTTAAAGTTTTTAATTTACCTAATACACTTTCTACCTTAGGACTAAACACATCTTTAGGAATCTCTTCTGCTATATTAAATATACTACCTAGCTTACCTAATAAATCAGATGTTTCCGATTTCTCTCCAACAGTTCGAAGTGCTTCAATATTTTCATAATGCTCCATGAGCTTATTAGCTCGTTTAGAGAGATTACTAGATATTTGTTTTTTTAATGTTGGCTGTCGTTTTTTTCCGAGCTGCTTTCTTGACTGCTTTTTTGCCATTTGATCCGTTTGTTTTCTTTTTATAAGTCGAACGTCTCTTATATAACTGATTTTTAACTGACTTTAATTTTTCTTGTGTAGCTTCTAATGTAGTATTAATTACATCTAAATCTTTTGTGTTTTTAAAGTACATAGCTGCTGCACCTATTAGTAACCCAATTACTATTCCTAAATATAACATTTATATCTCTTACCTTTATTTGTGTAGATTAGCCTCGAGCCCGTTTAATAAAGCTCGAGGCGTCTACTAGTTGTTAACTATTACTTCTTTACAAAGAATGAAGCTACTAATAGTAATACGATAAGTCCTACGAACCCACCATTTCCTAATGCAGTAACGATAGCAGTTAAATTAGCTATTACGTCCATTCCGAATACTGAACCGCCTGTTAAGACTGTCCAAAGGATTGTTACTGGCAATACTGCCATTAAGATAGTCATTAGACCACCAAAGAATCCTGTTACATATTTGATTACATTTTCCATGTTATAAATCTCCTATATTTTGTATTTGTCGAATACTAGTTTTGTGGCACAATTGCCGTTGCTTTACAAGGGTTGATCCCATTATGGGATATTAATTACTTAGAAACGGTACGCCAACCCTAGGTTGAATGTACCTTCTCTATCTCCGTTTGAGTCTTCTTTAAGACCCATAGTATAATTAGGTTCTACTGCTAACCCTTTCCATACGTTAAATGAATAACCTAACCCTAAAGTTAAATTGTCCATCATTTCTTCGGTTGGTGCTTGAACTGAAATGTACATATTTGTATTCCAGTTATAACGACCAAAAAGGTCGTAAGAAGCATCACCTAAAGAATCTTCTCCAGCTGTGATTAAACCAACTGTCCAAGTATCGTTTACTGCGTATCCAATACCCATGTTGTCAGTTAAGCTAGACATTTCCCACTCTGCGCCTTCTTCAGCTGCAGTGTAGGTTGTAACTACTATAAAATTCTGTGCTGATGCGAACATAGTTGCAAAGCCCAGTGCTAATGTTAAAAATAAATTTTTCATATATTTCCTCTTTTTGTTTAATTTAAGTTAACCCTTGTAATAGCGTTTTAAATCTGTTGCATATATAAATAAACTGTTAAGATATTTATATATGCTTCGGATTTATTCTATACGCAACCTTTATTTAGTTGCTTTAGTTTTTTTAATTGTTCTCTTGTTAACGATCTTCTTTGTAGACTCATCTGCTCTAGTTTTAAGTAAACTTATTACTAAAGACTTATCCAAGTTTCTTTCAGTTAATTCGTCAATTTTCTGTTTAGCGTACAAGTAAGTACCTATAATACCTAATAACGCTCCTAATATAAATGTTAAAAATTCCATATCTATAACTTTATACCATATCAAGACTCTTTCCAGTCTTGAATGCTTCTTTAGCCAACATTATTGTTTCCTGAATTTTAGTGCATTCAGTCCATGTTAATGCAACTCGTTGATTACCGATTACAAGCTCTCCTATCGTCTTGTTATTATAACCATCTTTACCGTCACCTCGTACTCCTTCTTTTACCATGAAGTCTATTTGGCCCCATAAGTTTCCGTAGCGTTGCTCTCTCGGGTGTGTATGTAAACCTGCTTGCATTATACCCATTTTGTTTGTGTGTGTTCCTTTTTTAAAAGACATTTTGTTTTAGTGGTGAGCCACAACCTTTTAGTTAATAAATAATTTTATTATTGTTAATATAGTAATTTAATTTCATATAAACAACTATTCTTTATACCGATTTCCTCTACGTCTATTAATACGCATGATTTTAGCCTCAACTTTATCACTTGACATTTTGCTAGGATGAGTACGTAGTAAATTTTGATGTAATTTGATACCGTATTGCAGAGCATATTCCCAGGCATCCCACACACAACTTGCAGGAGGAAGCATATAATCTTCACCTATTACTCCTCCATGACCATCTGTGATATAAAACTTACCATCACTGTTAGCTTTAGTTGTTGCGTTCGGGTATTTTTTTAGAACCCTCTTTTTAATTTTTTGAAACTCCTTCCTACGTCTTTCTACTGGAAGGTCATATAACCTTTTATTCATTTATTTTTATTTTAGTAATTTGACTTTATTTTCTAGTAAATCTTCTTCTACCCACTTACCGAGGTATTCACCTTCAGAGCATAGATACGTAATTTTAGCTTGAGCTAGTTCTTCTGAACGTTCCTGTACATTTACCTTAAAGTTTTCTAGATCTTTATCAGTAGGTACAGGTCCTATCTGCTTACCGAGCGCACCCTTTTCTTTTAAAGTATATGACGCGACAGGTACTATAGATTCAGTTCGATATTTAGGCTTCCAGCTTTTCTTTTGAGTACCTTTATTCTTACCACTCTTATAATCCTTTGAATCTAGATTCGTAATCTCATAGCGCACCTGGTGACCGCACCTACTGCACATAAAATACTCTTCTCTTGTTCTTGTTTGAAATTCGTGGTATCCGTGTTCATAACCACATCTTTGACATTCTTGTTCTTGACTTACTGTACCCATAACTTTACTTTAAAAATTTATTTAATTCATAACCTGATGGATATCCTATTACCGCAGCGCACTCACTGCATACCCATCTTGTACTCGTCTGGCATCCTTCACCCAGAGCTACTTGCTTGATTGTTCGTTCAGTATGATTACATTTATCTTGCATCATCCTAAGCTCTCGCTCAATTTTATTTCTTTGATTGATAAGTTCCTCAATCTTTTTATTAGCTGCCATGGTTGGTTCCCTAAGTACATTCTCGTAACTTACCTTTACCACTGTTTTAACTTTACAAGTTCTGCGCATTTCTCATACTCTTCAGTACTAACAAAATGCTCTACTAACTCATCGATTAACTTTCGCTTTTTATAATTAGTACCTTGCATATCTTTTAAGAACGTTTCATCAGTAGACATATATTTATACATGAGATTGCACCACCCTGAGTGTAGCATATCTATCTGATCGATTAAGTCTGCAGCTGTAATATCTTTACCGTTTATATTCATATTAATTAATAAGCTTAACGCTCTCGATAGTTTGTAGTGTATGGTTAATTGTCATATTACTTAGTTAAAAACATCTTATTTAACGTCTTAGCTAACGGGATAAGGCTAGTTACATCTATTGTCTGTGCAGCTTTTCCATACATTCTAGTAAATTCATCTTGAGAACCGTATTGGTTATTACCAATAAAGTAACTTAAAACCTGTATACCTCTCTTTTTCATATTATCAATCTGCTTTCTAGTATGCAGTATAGCAGATTCTCCATAGTATTGGTAACCTTTAGGTTCACAGTATGGCATCCCATCACTAAAATTAATAAAATAACTCTCTTTATCACCTGATGCAGCAACTAGTTCATTTTTTATAGCTTCAAACGTTAGCCCTTCCGGGGTTAAATTAGAAGCACATATATGCTTGAATAAGCTAGTAATTTTTTTAAAGCTATCAACTCTTGAATCGTAAGCAATTAAGATAATCGGCTTATCTCCTGTAGTAGTTCTATAAGATACTTGAATATCTAAGTTATCAATCATAGAAGCTGCTTTTGCAATAGCTACTACAGCTGTTTGACAGTTTTCAAATCTCGATCCAGCCATTGACCCTGAAGCATCTATAGTAATATGCACGTTAGCAGGAGTATATTTATCGTTCATAACCTGCTGGAATATTCTCTCTGCACCAAAACCTAGAGTACTAATTAATCTCTTATCTATCTTGCCAGAATCTAATCTAGAAAATTTAGTATTTCGCTCTTCGCTTCTTAATTTAAGTTTTTTACCTAGCTGTCTACCGAGAGTAATACCTTTACTAACTGCATTACTTAATGTTTCTCCTTTAGATCTCCATACTTGACCATTTAAGAAATTATAACCTGCATTATCAATAACGTTCTGAGTAAGTTTCTTTACAACGATACACTCAGTTTCGTAAACCTTTCCATTATATCTATTAGTAGTCTTACCAACCTTCTTAATCTCTGAACCAGACTCTTCTAAAGCCTTCATTTTCTTCTGCTCAGTCTTATTAAGTTTAGTCTTTTTAATATTATTATTGATAAAATCTTTCTGCTTTTGAATAGCTTTAGCTAACTGCTTCTCTTGACGAGGAGATAACTCAGGTAAGTCTGATCCTCCTGCTCCTCCAGCACCATTGCCTTGAGCGGTACCTGTAATAGCTTCCTCTCCTTCAGCTTTAGAACCATCATCTTTTGAATCACCTTCTGGAGTAGTAGCTTCGTCACCGCTAGTAGTATTATTACCCTCATCACCATCTTTTTGACTATCACCATCCTGACCTGAAGTAGTTTCTTGCTCAGTAACAGCAGGAATATTTGCTTCTACTAGTTGAAATATCTTTAGAGCGATAGTAAGTGACTGCTTAGTAGACTTTAATCTATCGATGTTAGCTAGATCAATTACTTTATAAACATCTAATAATCCAGGTAAAGCGTTAAGATCACGGTTAGCATTAGTAATATTAATAATATGAAACATATAAGAGTCCCAATCTAATTCTCTATGACTTGACGAAGCTAAAGCTTTATCAATAATAGGTGAGCTAAAGTAACGATTATATAGAGCATGATAATAGCCTTTATAACCAGGAGCTGATTTGAATACGAAATTATCTATTCGTCTGTCCTCAACTATATTTAATAAATTTCTAACCTTATCTTTAACATAACTTTTAGCTGACATATGACTCTTCATATCATACTTCTCATTCACTGTAGAGTATATATCACAAGCATCTGCCCAGCTAGCTATCTCTAGCTCTAAATGAGGTAAAATATTAAAATCAGTTAATAGAACGTGAGAACCTTCATGTAGAGCTAATCCAACAGTACTATCGAAATCTTTATCCTTAATACTAGCTGAAATAGTTACTGACTTACCATCAGTATAACTATCTTTACCTTCAAATCGAACAGGTATATCTGACTTACCAGTCACAATATTAACGAAGTTAGAAATCGCTCTACGATATCCAGATAACTTAATCAGCTCAGAAGTTCTATCTGAAACTATATCTCCTGTCAGGATATCTCTATCCTCAGAAAAGAAGTCGTTTCCTAACCACCAGCTTGAATTTGTTCTATTTTTTATAATCATAATTTTAGGTATTTATCTCTCTTTATTTATAATATAAAGATAAGAAAAAAAACTCAGACTACCAACTAAATCTTTAGTTATTTTTAATAAGTAGTTTGTCCGGTTCTTCATCTCTCTTTCTTTATATACTAAAGATAAGAAATAAATCTCAGACTACCAACTGTTTTATGGATTATTTTTCGTTAGAAGTGTACCACATCTCATCACCTACCTTCCAGGTTTTGTGGTTAGGTGTATTGCAGGTTGCAATAGTGTGGTTGGAACGAATCTTAGATAAAGCTTCGTGAACATCAGCTTGTGATCTAAGGTTGCGAACTGATACTGTATTGTTCAATATCGTTTTTAATTTGCCCTCACTACCTACCTTTTCTTTAATAGGTTTAACGTGAGCTAAATGTGCGGTTAATCGTTTCATATTATATATCAATTTTAATTAGTTTAAAAATAAAGGTTCTTGGTGGGTTAAACAGTTGGATATAATAGTGAGCAACTTTAACCATAACACTCTACACCACGTGAAGGTGACCTTTTTCGTAGAGCTATGGGAGATATTTCTCTTGAAGTCCTTGTTTATTTTCGCCCTTGCAAAGGCTACTTTGAAACCTTGTCTTCGTCCGATAAACCTCTCCCATGTGTTGTAACCGATGAGATAGTTACCTACCCCATTTAATTATATTAAATATACGAAATAATTTTCATATTACCAACTAAACATTAAGGTATTTTTTATATGCATCTGACATACGATCAAAATACTTTGACTTCATAATTGTCCTATGCGCTTTACCTAGCTCTTTTTTATCTGCTACATTAATTAAAAAAGCAGGAGCAAACTGTCTAGGATTAAACCCGTCTATATTAGTAATAGTATCTTCTGGATTAAAACATATAATTTTATATTCAGTAAATCCATTACGTTTAATTAATTTATTTAGAAATGCTTGATACTTCCTCGTATCAGATTCAGGGATTACCCCTGTACCTATTTGAGCAAATAACGCTGAACTATATTTACTATCTTCAAATTCCTGCATTTTATCTATAAAGCTTTCTTCATCAGGATTAAACACATCTATAAGTAATTTGTCTTGATCTAACTCTGGTCCAGCAAACGGACACACAGGTATACCTCCAAATTCATCTCGCTTAGGACGTAGGATAAAGTTTATATAACCCTTCATTTTATTTTTGAGGCTAGTATATGGACACTTCTCATTCATAATAATAATATACGAAAAGTTTTTTATATTTCCAAATTATTATATATTTTTAAAACTTTTTGGTTAACCCTACACTTCCCTCAAATACACGAATACCAATATCGTTTCGCTCAATTAGTTTACTAATTAAATCTATTGTTATCCATTTTGTATTTAAACTAAACTTTACTCTTGGGTTTATATAACTATGAGTAATCCTCCTATGCTTATACTTAAAAGGTATTCCCTCTCTATAAGTACCTGTTCTACTTACTATGTGATATTGATTACCTAAATGTAAATGTATGTTTTGTAAAATATTAAAATAATAGTCTAAACCAAAACCATAATTATAATAATAAGCATTGGGAAATGCTCCACAAAAGGCGTACGTTGCTGTTTTTTCACGTATGGTGCCCATCTCAATATCAAAATCTAACCCATTAATCTGATATTTCATGCGATCATTGTCCTTTATCTCTAACAAATTATTAGCATCAACACTAAAACTGATGTAAGGAGTTTTACGTGATTGAGAGTAAGAATTTAAACTTATAAATAAAAGCAGTATTAATAATATTCTAATCATTTAGTTAAATCATATCTAAATATTATTATACCTCCTATATTAGCATACATGTCTTCCCTCTCCCAACCTTTACGATACTTCTCGTCAATAAACTCCTTAACTGCTCCTACCGCTAAAGGTACTAGCACACTGTATAGTCTAGCTCGTTTTTTTGGAACACGATGCTCAAAATATTTATATGTGTTATAAGCGATAACATAACTGCAAGTAAAATGAAGTATCTTATCTCCACCATTTCTTAATACAGGTTTGTGATCAAATAAACCTATCTCATGTAATGATTGTGATTGAAGATTTATTGATATAAAGAGAAACAGAGTAAGTATGTATTTCATAGTTAACAAGATACGAAACATTGTTCGTATGAAGTATTATTTACGGTTACTGTTTTTTCGACATACGTGCAAACATCACCTTGCTCAAACCCTTTTTCTACTAGTAAGGGTAAGCTCGATGGTTTACACCATGCGTATACTTTATAACCTAAATATTCTTCTTGAACATATGTCCATCTTGTATCCCATAGAGATCTGAAGATACCTTGTCGTCTAAAATTATCGTGAACCCAAGCATCTAAAAACTTAATTGTGTTATCAGCTTCGACTTGCATTTGAATATGACCAACACAGGTATTACCTGTATGAGCTATCCAAGCATGCTGATGGTGCTGAGTTGTACCAGAAGGAGGCATGTACAGTATATTGTGATTCATCTTGCTCTCTATACATAACCTTTTTCTTTTATTGCTTTACTATTCTATTATATGCGTATTCATATTTTTCAGACATTGTCTTATGCTTATGTTGAGGCTGTGCTCTCATCTTCTTAAGTTGCTGATCAAATTGCTTTCGTAACCCGCGACTTTCAACGGACATTGTTATTTCATACATTGTATCTTCCGACCATTTACTCATATATTACTCCCATCTAGGTGGATTATCCGGACACGGTAATGAAGTTAGCACTTTTATAATCATAAAACATTTACATAGTCCACACTGTGTAGTAGCTGGCCAGTAATGCTTGCAAGATTTGCAAATATCTAATTTTTCACTCGATGTCAGTCCCGTTTTCTTCATGTATATAATTATACCTTTGTTCTATTATACGTAACCTTTTTTTAGCTTCTTCTCTAAATCCTCCAAAATACTTTACCTCGGATACTGAATCAGTTAATGTTTTAATAAACATGTAATCAGAAGTACTTTCTTGTAAATAACTTTCATTTACTAGTTTAGTTAATATTAGCAAGTAGCTAGACGCCTCTAACCTTCTCTTAGGTTCATCTGGTTCTATTTCCTTCTTTAACTGTTGAAGTCTATTCTGTAAATTTTTAAAGCTATTCGCCATTTAATGATTTCTTAATAATTTCTTAATATGTTTGCTTATATAAATATTTACTTATTAACGAATATGAAACAAAACAAATTTGACATAACACCAATACTATACATAGCGATAATGATAACTGTTTTTGCATTATCAGTTTAAGTAAGTATCATCATCTTTTCATGACCAACTATTAACGTTGGATCAATGTAACTTCTATAACCTAACTCTTTAGCACGTATCTGAAATAATGCATCTTCACCAGTACCATGCTCATCTTGAGTAAACGGTTGATCCAAATCGTCAAATACTTCTGATTTAACTAACATCCAACCTAACCCATTTGCTTTAACTTCTAATAGATCAGTCTTATCTTTTATATCATCTCGAGTCAACGTACCTCCATCTAAAGATCCACATGCAAAGTCATTATAAGGGTATACTGTTTTCATAACATATACCCCAGATACTATTGAGACATTTTTATGATCTAATAACTTATAAAAATCGTCAGGTGTAAAGTTTATATCACTATCTATCCACATATAATAATCTGGTCTGAACATCCTAGCTCTATCTAGCACCTGATTACGTACTACGTGCACGTTAGGATTATAGTTACGGAATAACCTCCACTCAATTTCAGGCGGCATTGACTTAATTAATGCTGTCCAGTTCTCAAGAAACCATCCTGAAAAGTTAGGTCCAGGGATACAAAATGCTACTCTCATAATTTACTCCGGTGGTGATTGTCCATCTTCTAATGCCCACTCATCACATTGCTGTAATATAGACTTAATAAACTTATCTGTATTTAATATCATTGATAAATCTGGATTATCCATTAACGTATTTTGTATTGCTACTCTAACTGAAGTTTTAGAATATCTAGGATTCCACTTCTTCATTGGTTTACTTCTTGGTCTACCTCTTTGTGCCATATCTTTTCTCTTTAATTTTTACTATTTCTGCGCATTTCTCGTACTCTTCACTCTCTACATAATAATCTATCATCGATTCAAACAACTCATTACTATTGATATCATTATGTAGGTGCGGAAATTCTGGATTATAATCATCTGACATAGGGTTAAATAATAACGCTACATCATTATGTTGATCAATACTACCTGGTTGCATAGATACTTTATCCATTAAACTATCCCAAGTAGCTTTACCTGTTAATATCATGTAAGTATTCTCCATTGCTGATCGAAGTATACGTTGATCGAATTCCATTTCTTCTATTTCATTCATATTTTTTTATTTAATTTATTAGTATTTTCTTCAGGCATTGTTAAACCTCCTATAAGATTTTTATGCATGTCACCCATTTCATGTGGCTCTTTATTATTAGCTGGATCATTTAAAAAATCCAACATATCAGTATCCTTATTTACTAACATTTTATAATCACTAAAGTATAAGTAATCTATATTAGTTCCCATGAAGCAATTAATAGCATGCTCAGGAGTCTCAACTATAGGTTCTCTATCATTAAAGCTAGTATTAAGTATTATAGGTACACCTGTACGTTCTTTCCACTTCTTTATAAAATTATAATACCACTTGTTTGTACCTTCAGTAACTGTCTGCAATCTACCTGTACCGTCTAAGTGAACAACTGCTGGAACTTTATCTTTAACTTCATCTTTAAATTGTAAGACGAAACTCATATAAGGACTGTTAATATCTCTAACGAACCAATCACTCACATCTTCTCGAAGTATTGAAGGTGCAAATGGTCGATACCATTGCCTGTGCTTAACCTTGTCGTTAATTAGGTCTTTCATCTTAGGGCTCCTAGGGTCAGCTATAATACTTCTGTTACCTAGCGCTCGACGCCCACTCTCTGCTCCCCCATTAAATATAGATATTATATTCTGTTCGTCTAATAAATCTAATACCTTATCATCATCCACTTCTTGTACGTTAATATCAAATCTATCTAATGCAGACATAACCTCATCTTTAGTATATGTTACTCCTAGATAAGGAGTAGGATTAGGGTTCCATTCTATTCTAGGATTATCTAAAATTTGATGCCATACATATTGAGCGCAACCTATAGCTAATCCACCATCATAAGGTACTGGACATACATACATATTTTCTACTCCAAACCAATCATACATTTTACCCATCATTACCGAGTTTAATATAACTCCACCAGCAAAACATATATTAGTAGGCTTATGTTCATCTATATATGGTTTAATAATATTATAAGCTACTTCTTCTGTAGCTCGTTGAAGAGAAGCAGCTACATCAAATCTATCTTGCTCACTCTTATCCGCTATAGGTTTTAATTTATCTACTACTGCGTATGTATGTTTACTTGGACCACCTTCACCTGCTATAAATGCATTATAAAAGTCTTTCCAATACTTAGGTTCACCTACAGATGCCATAGCCATTATAGTACCTCCTGCAAATCCATGTGGATGTCCAGCTGATAATCCGAATATATCTCTGGTATATATTCTCCATGGCGATCCTATAGTAATTGCTTCCATAGGTATTCTAGCTATAGGTTCAATTTTATTACCTTTACCTTTCCAAAAAGTAAATGCTGAAGAAAAGAAGTCGTTAGGAGTATTAGGGTCATACTCTCTATGATAGTCATAATGATCTGTTTTCTCTGTACCACTACCATCAATAGTTATTATTAATGCTTCATCATAATTACTAGAAAAGAAAGCATTAGCTGCATGAGATTGATGATGACTAATAACATAATATTTACCATTAGACTTATCTAATAATTCCATCATACTATCAGTCGCATGATCCTTAGCGCATGTCGCTTTATGGTCACCTGTACGTTTCCTCGGATTACCAAAAGCGAAATGAGTTACCTCACTTAATACATCTTCAGGTAAGCGTTCAAGAGCCATCTCTAGACCATCACCCATAGGTTCTTTTTCTCGTATAAACCTTTCTAGCTCTTCATGCACCTTAGGCACACCATTATCTAGTAAGCAGTAAGCTACATCATGCCCACTATTAAATCCTAATATTTTCATATATACTCTTTACACCTTTACCAGGTTACTACCCCAACCAACTCGCTTGTCCATTTCCTGTAGAGCTTTTGCTTGAGTAGGGTCTTTAATTATTTCAGTCTCCATATACTCAGTCTTACCCGCTATTACATTACGCACATACCACGCAGCTGTAGTAGAGCATTTTACACAAGTTTTTGAATTAGGAAGAGCTTTTAACCTACCAGGTTGAATATCTTCGTGACATTTTACACAAATCATAGTTTATCTTTTTTATTATTTATATAAAGATAAGAAAAATATCTCAGACTACCAACTGTTATGCGGATAATACTGATAATATTTTACTTGCCGTTACTGACTTTACCTCGAAGTCTAAACTTTGAGAGCTTAACTCTTTAGTTATAATTACCTCTGCATCTGTTACACTTACTGCATCTATTAGATACTGTTCAGTCATTTTTTTCTCTTTGCCCGAATTAGGGTCGGTGTGAAGTACCGATACTTTTGTTACATAATACATAACTTTCTCCTTTTAAATTAATTGTTTGTTTACTTGTCTACAGCCAAAGAGACCTAACTCTTTAGCTTTTACTTCTAATACTATATCGATATCTAAACCGTAAGTATTTATTTCTTCTATAACATAATCTGCGTGAGCGGTAGCTCTAATTTTATCTACCTTTTTCTTCATCTCAAGCAAAGTAGGCCAGTCTTCTATATTTTTTGGATCTATAGAGTTAGCTTTACACATACGGTTAAACGCTCTTAACTCTTCTTCTCGTTTAGATTCAGAATAGTGGGTGCATTGACGAACATCATCTGGCCAAGTAGTAGCTGCTAACTTAAGAGCTTCTTCTTCAGTTAAACCACTAGTGTGAAACTTATGATGAAAGTAATCGAATGTAATTGGTATACCTATCTCTTTATGAAAATAATCATATAACATTTGTACTGACCACATATTAGCTTTATCATCGTTCTCAACTACCAATCGCTTCTTACAGCTATCTGATAGTCTATGCCAAGCTGCTATCCATCGTACTGCAGTAGCAGCATGATCTCCATAAGCGCCTCCTATATGTATATTTATCTTATTATCAAACGAAGGTTCAAATCCCATCATATCAAACATCTCTGAATGACGCTCAAGTCCTATAATAGATTTATCAACTACTGCAGGAGTAGGAGAACCTAATACTGTAAACGGGCCTGGATGGGTAGTTACTCTCATATTATGTTTACGAGCATACTCACCTGCTTCAAATAAAGCAGCTTTAATCTCGTCTAGTTGAGGTAACATTTTTAGCTCGTAATGGTCATGCCAAGGTATAAGTTCACTACCGATACGAAATAGAGTAATATTATGCTCTTTGTTCCATTTAAGGTAGTGTAATAAGTCTTTAGCATTATCTAATGCTTTAACACCTACTGCTTCGTAATCCCAACCTTCAT